GATGCTTTTGAGATATTAAATAGAATTCAAGACGAGGAGAATCTTTTAGATAATAAACCAAAAGAGGAAATAGAAAAAAAGGCTTTTAGTGGATTTGCTGAAAAAAGATCTAGATAATGTACGAGCAGAATTTATATAGGGTAGAAACGCCTATTAAGCAAAATACAATAACTAGGTTAAACAAATCTAAGAGTTGGAAGTACGGCTACAATAAGGAGCATGATATTGTAGTGATTAGTAAGACCGGAATGATCGGTGAAATATATAACATACAAAATTTTAAGATAGCCTTACCCAAAGCTCCCTCTAAAATTGATAAGTCGGAAAGTAAATGGGTTGCAAGTGATTACCCTAAAGAGCTCAAAGGTATACAAAGTGTTTTTGACTGGCGAGATTACCCGGACGACTTTAAAGAAAAATGGGAACCATATATAGATGAACAATTCAAACGAAGAGACGAAGGCCATTGGTTCAATAATAAGGGCATGGCTACTTACATTACTGGCACTCACTTTATGTACCTGCAGTGGTCCAAGATTGATGTTGGGAAACCAGATTTTAGAGAAGCAAACAGATTATTCTTCATATTCTGGGAGGCTTGTAAGGCCGACTCACGAGCTTATGGAATGTGCTACCTTAAGAACCGTCGTTCAGGATTTTCATTTATGTCTTCAGCAGAGACCGTTAACTTGGCAACAATTACGTCAGATGCACGGTACGGTATCTTGTCTAAGTCTGGAGCGGATGCTAAGAAAATGTTCACAGACAAGGTTGTACCAATATCCGTCAACTACCCGTTCTTTTTCAAACCCATCCAGGACGGTATGGACAGGCCAAAGACCGAGCTTGCCTATAGGATTCCAGCCAGTAGACTCACTAGGAAGTCTATACAAAATAAGAAAGATAAAGAATTACTCGAGGGGCTTGATACCACGATCGACTGGAAGAACACAGGCGACAACTCCTACGATGGGGAAAAACTTAAACTTCTCGTCCACGATGAATCGGGGAAGTGGGAAAGGCCAGACAACATCCTTAATAACTGGAGGGTTACAAAAACGACACTAAGATTAGGAGCCAGGATTATTGGCAAATGTATGATGGGCTCAACGTCGAACGCATTAGACAAGGGAGGAGAGAACTTTAAAAAATTATATAATGATTCTGATGTTACCAAACGAAATAGAAACGGACAAACTAAGTCAGGATTATATTCTTTGTTCATACCTATGGAATGGAATTACGAAGGATTCATTGATTCTTTTGGGATGCCTGTATTCGAAACCCCACTTAAGCATTGTGAGGGACCATATGGAGACGTTATAGACGTCGGGGTTATAGAACATTGGGATAATGAGGTTGAGGGATTAAAAGGCGATCAGGATGCTCTAAATGAGTTCTATAGGCAATTTCCACGAACAGAGGAGCATGCGTTCCGGGATGAGACTAAAAACAGTATATTTAATTTAGTAAAAATATACGAACAAATAGACTATAACGAAGACTTAAAGAATAGTAGCGTTGTTACCACTGGGAGTTTTTCTTGGGAAAACGGTATTAAAGATACTAAAGTAAGATTTACGCCTAATCCCCAGGGAAGGTTTAAAGTTAGCTGGGTTCCAGACCGTGGCCTGCAAAATAGGCAGGTAATAAAAAACGGTGTTAAATATCCGGGTAATGATCACATAGGGGCATTTGGCTGTGATAGCTATGACATATCAGGAACAGTAGGAGGCAGTGGGTCGAAAGGTGCTTTGCACGGATTAACTAAATTTTCAATGGAAAATGCACCTCCTAATCATTTTTTTTTAGAATATATAGCACGGCCACAAACAGCTGAAATGTTTTTTGAAGATGTACTTATGGCTTTAGTATTTTATGGAATGCCGTTATTGGCTGAAAATAATAAACCTAGATTGCTGTATTATTTAAAAAGAAGAGGATACAGGGGCTATTCAATGAACAGACCAGATAAGCTATGGAATAAACTTTCCGTAGCAGAAAAGGAAATAGGCGGGATACCGAACTCAAGCGAGGATATAAAGCAAGCACACGCAGCGGCTATCGAAAGCTATATAGATAAACACGTAGGTTTGCTGGATGATAATAGTTACGGCACCTTGTATTTTAGTTCAACATTAAATGATTGGTCTAAGTTTGATATAAACAAAAGAACAAAATTTGATGCCGCAATAAGTAGCGGGCTGGCTATAATGGCATGTAATAAAAACCTTTATAGACCAATACCTTCAACACAAAAACAAAAACTAAATTTAAATATTGCTAAATATAATAATGGCAGTAATATTTCAAAAATAATAAAATAAGTATGGCTGAATCAGTTGTAAAAAGTTCTTTCCCTAGTCAAGTTGCTAGTGACGCTGAAAAAATTTCTTCGGAATACGGCTTAAAAGTTGGACGAGCAATTCAAGACGAGTGGTTCAAAACAGATTCTGGAGCTAATTCAAATAGATTTGTTAGTAACCAACACACTTTTCATAAATTACGATTATACGCAAGGGGCGAACAGCCTATACAAAAATACAAAGATGAGTTGTCAATAAACGGTGATTTATCTTATTTGAATTTAGATTGGAAGCCTGTGCCTATTATTCCTAAGTTTGTAGATATCGTAGTAAACGGTATGGCGGAAAGGAACTTTGATATAAAAGCATATTCTCAAGATCCGTATGGGGTGAGCAAAAGAACACAATATATGGAAGATGTTCTTAGAGATATGCACGCTAAGGACCTATCAGATTTTGTGCAAAATGAATTTGGTATATCTATATTTAAAACAAATGTAGAGGATTTACCTGAAACAAAAGAAGAATTAGAAATACACATGCAGCTGACCTACAAGCAAGCTGTAGAAATAGCTGAAGAGCAGGCAATAAACACTTTGCTAGAGGGTAATTCTTATGATCTTACGCAAAGAAGAACTTATTATGATTTAACTACGATAGGTATTGGAGCTGTAAAAAACAGATTTACATTATCAGAAGGTGTGGTGGTTGATTATGTAGACCCGGCTAATTTAGTTTACTCATATACTGAATCGCCATATTTTGAAGATATATACTATGTTGGTGAAGTAAAAGACATTACAATAAATGATCTTAAAAAGCAATTCCCAAGTTTAACAAATGATGATTTAGAAAAAATATCTAAAACGTCTTACCAAAGCAATAGTTTTTATAACAGACCATTAAACAACTCTGCGTCTCCAGACGTTAATACAGTGCAGGTACTGTATTTTAATTTTAAAACCTACATGAACGAGGTTTACAAGATTAAGGAAACCGCTACAGGGGCTAGTAAAATAGTTTTAAGGGATGATCAATTTGATCCACCTGTAGAGATGTTAGAAGAACAATTTGGTAAGCTTTCAAGGTCTTTAGAGGTTTTATACGAAGGAGTATTAATACTAGGTACAGACTATTTGTTAAAGTGGGAAATGGCTAAAAATATGATGAGGCCAAAAAGCGACTATACCAAAGTATTAATGAACTACAGTATTGTTGCCCCGAGAATGTACAAAGGCAAAATTGAGTCTTTAGTGAGTCGTATAACAGGCTTTGCTGATATGATACAACTTACGCATTTAAAGTTGCAGCAGGTATTATCTCGTATGGTACCAGATGGTGTTTATCTTGACGCTGACGGCTTAGCCGAAGTCGACCTAGGTAACGGAACAAATTACAATCCTCAAGAAGCATTAAATATGTTTTTCCAAACAGGTTCTGTAATTGGTAGGTCGTTTACTCAAGAAGGTGATATGAACCCGGGCAAAGTGCCTATTCAAGAAATAACAAGCGGTTCTGGGGGTAATAAAATGGCGGCCTTAATTAATACGTATAATTATTATCTACAAATGATTCGAGACACAACGGGTCTAAACGAAGCTAGAGACGGTAGTACGCCTGATTCAAGAGCTTTGGTGGGTATACAAAAAATAGCAGCGGCAAATAGTAACACTGCTACAAGGCACATTCTTAATGGAGGTTTATATTTAACGGCTACATTAGCGGAGTGCTTATCTCTTAGAATATCTGACATATTAGAATTTTCACCTACAAGAGATGCTTTTATACAGAAGATAGGCGGCCACAATGCAGCTACTCTTGAAGAAATGGGTGGGTTACATTTGTACGATTTTGGTATATTCTTAGAGCTAACACCAGATGAGGAAGAAAAACAGCAGCTAGAAAATAATATTCAAACAGCGTTGTCTGCAGGTTTAATAGAACTTTCTGACGCTATAGACATCAGGGAAATAAAAAATATTAAATTAGCTAACCAAGTATTAAAGCTAAGAAGAAAGAAAAAGCAAGAGCGTGATCAGCTAATGCAACAGCAAAATATTCAAGCCCAAGCCCAAGCTAATGCTCAAGCACAG